CAAGTGTATCAAACCCTACACCAATACCTAACATTAATGCATCCATTACCCAAGCAAAAAGGGCACCTGGATCATTACGATCAATGTCTCTTGTAGAAACCATTGCACAATTTTGAAGGGATGCTGAGTTACGCTTCTCCATAGTCATAGGAGTTCCAAATGCCCAGAGACCACGACCTGGTGGAGTCCATTTCAATTCAAACATTCTTTGAAAGGCTTCTTGTGCAGACTTCTGAGCCTTGTTATCATTCCAAGGTAGGCGATTATCCTTAGCATGGTTTTTTTGAACTGAATACATACCCTCGATTACACGACGACATACTTCATGCCAGCGTTCCTTTGTTCCATCTTCTTTAACACGAGAATATGTGCGAATAAATGTTACCTCTCCTAACGAGTTAGATCCTGCATCTGAGAATCCAAATGGTGCTGGAATGGTTTGATATTTATTTACAAATTCTTCTGATAGACGAAAAGAAAATACGCTTTCTGACATTTATATACCTTTCAAAGTAAAATTAGATGAGTACTTCTTAATTTACGAAGTAGTCTTAAGTATAGCACAAGTTTAAAAAGAAAAACACGCTCATTAAGAGCGTGTAAATCTTTAGTTTAGAGTTAGTACTTTGTTTTTTACAAAGCACCCATAATTAACATTGTATCACGATCTACTTCGTAACCACTACCATCAGTAAATACTGTTGCTGTACTATTGATTTTTGCAAGTCCCGCAATTGTTGTAACAGTTGCACCTGAAGCAATTGATGTTGAACCAATTGTTGGGGCAGAGTATGAAGATACTGTTGCCCATGATACGTCAGTTCCATTAGATGTTAGGTATTTACCACTTGCTGAGGTTTGTGAAGGAAGGACAGCATTTGCTGCTCCAGCCTGGGTTGTTGCTCCAGTACCACCTTTATTAAGAGCAATTGTTGTAGCAGACCATGTACCAGTAGTAAGTGTACCTACAGATGTAAGTGAAGAACCTGTAACTCCAGAACCAAGTGTTGATCCTGAAAGAACTGTTGTTCCTGCAATCTCATAAACCTTGCCAGTTAGAAGGTTCATATCTTCTGATGAAGTCCAAGCGTCTGTAGCGTCTACCCAGTTAAATGTCTTATCAGTTGCGCCCTTAAGTGTTATACCACCACCATCAGCAGTTGTATCTGTAGGGGTAGCAACATCACCAAGTACAACATTCTTGTCTTCTACTACAAGGCTAGTTGAATTAATATTTGTTGTTGTTCCGTTTACTGTCAAATCTCCAGAAATTGTCAGGTTAACTGCTGTAGCATTTCCAGTTAGTGCTGGTGCTGATAAAGTCTTGTTTGTAAGAGTCTGTGTATTTGCAACAGTTGTAATTATATTGTCTGCTGACAAAGATCCAACGTAAGCATTGCTTCCTGCGGCTGGAACAATTCTAACATTTGTATCTCCGCTTATTAAAAAATCACCTGTTCCGCTAACTGTAGAGGTTCCAGTAAGGGTTGCACCCGATAATGTAAGTCCCGCAATTGTTGTGACAGTAGCTCCTGAAGCAATTGATGTTGATCCAAGTGTAGGTGCTGAGTATCCTGAAACAGAACCCCAAGATGATGTTGTTCCATCTGTTGTTAGGTATTTCCCTGAGTTACCAGTCTGACTGGGAACTACATATGCTGTTGAGTCTGTAGCAACAAGAGTCTTTGATGAAGGAATAGTCGTACCATTAACAGATGTAGCAGTAGCCACACCAAGTGCTGGTGTTGTCAAAGTTGGAGAAGTTAAAGTTTTATTTGTTAAAGTTTCTGTTCCAGCAAGTGTAGCAAGGTCTGCATCAGTAACCGCTGTATTGAATTGTGCGATAGTACCTGATACTGTATTTGAGCCAAGTGCAATAGTCTTATTTGTAAGTGTTTCTGTACCTGCAAGAGAGGCTACATCAGCATCAGATACTGCAGTATTTAACTGAGCAAGTGTTGATGTAACTGTATTTGAGCCAAGTGAAATTGATTTATTTGTTAAAGTATCTGTTGAGTCTCTTAGGACAACTGTTCCTGTTGCATCTTGAAATGTAACAGTTCTATCCGCTGTAGGATCTGTGACTGTTAATGTTGTTTCAAAAGCATCTGCTGTAGCACCTTCAAAAATAATTCCTGTTGTAGCATTAATTGTTGTGCTATTAATAGTAGTAGTTGTACCACTTACAGTTAAATCTCCTGATACTGTAACATTTCCGCTACCGTCGGCCAAAACCACTGTTCCTGTAGCATTAGGAAATGTAATAGTCCGATCAGCAGTTGGATCTGTAACAGTTAATGTTGTTTCATATGAGTTATCTGTTGCACCTTCAACAATAATTGAAGCTCCTGCAACATATAGGTTTTTGCTTGCATCAAGAGATGGAACACCACTAGCAGCATCTTTTTGTGTTAATGGAATGTAATCGTCAATGCTTCCACCAAGGGTTGCTGCATCAAGGAAGTATTCAAGATCTACCCAATGGTTTGTGCCATCACCAATTTTAAATTTATTTGTATCGGTCTCATATCCGATTTCACCTGCATTGAGGATTGGGCCATTGCCAGAATTTGTTGAAATCCATTGAGCAGCAGTACCTCTGCGCTGTTGCATTCTTGTTGCCATTTATAGTCTCCTCTTTCGTGGTGTCTTATAGTATTATATCAGATAATTAACTAAAGTTATCCAGTGGGCTTCCGCCGTCATAACTATTATTCCAGTATTCTGAGTCATAGAATCCTGCAATTTCAGTTGATGTAAAAATTGAGTCGTAGAAACCTGCATCTTGGAATATTGAAACAATAAGTCCAGTTCCATCAATTGCAGTATCGTGGATGTGCTGTCTAAGATCAGCGGTATCTGAAAATGTTGCAATCATAATCCATTCAGCCTGATCAGTAGAATATACTGATACATGGCGTGATACTGTATCAAACCACAACTGTCCATCTACTGGTGTTGCTGGGGCTGTTGATGCTGGTGCAGCAATCGCTCCTTTGCTATCTACATAAAGTTTTGTTGCTGCATGTGTGTTTTGAGTAGGAGTAGCAACTGTAACAGTTCCTCCAAAAGTACCGCCTTGAGTTACATCTAACCCGTGCTTTACCTTAAAATCTTTATTTACAGTTGCCACTTCTAGCCTCTTTTCCTAATTATGCTTTGATGTAGGTCTTGCTTACCTTAACAGCGGTATCTGCTGCTGCTGCAGTAACTTGTAGAAGAACATTTCCTGCAGAGTAAACGGCATTTGTTGTTCCTAGTTCAGCGTTACTGATTACATCAGCGTACTCTGTTACGTAAACGTTATTTGATCCATCTACTGCTACCAACATTTCAATTACTTCAATGTCAGTGCCCTTCTTCATTTGAATTACATACTTAGCAGCAGTGTATGTTGTTGCTGAGAATGTATCAATTGTTGTTGCTGAAGTTCCAGCAGTTGCAGTTGCAGATCCTGTAAGAGTATCAGCAAAGCCTACTGATGTTGCAGTTGCTGCACCAAGTACTGGAGTAACAAGAGTTGGTGTGTTAGAGAATACTACAACACCTGTTCCTGTTTCGTCTGTGATTGCTGCTGCAAGGTTTGCAGATGATGGATTTCCAAGTAATGTTGCAATTCCTGTTCCGAAGGATGTTATTCCTGTACCACCGTTTGCTACTGCAATGGTTGAACCATTCCATGTACCTGCAGAAATTGTACCTACTGTAGTGATGCTATCATCACCAGTGTATGTACCACCAGCAACTGCTGCTAATGTTGAGTTATATGCTTGAACATCTGTTCCAATTGCTAGACCAAGTGCGGTGCGAGCATCTCCTGCTGATGTTGAACCAGTACCACCATTTGCAATTGCAATTGCTGTACCGTTCCATGTACCAGATGTGATTGTTCCTACAGATGTAAGTGAAGAACCTGTTATTCCAGAACCAAGTGTTGAACCAGAAAGTACAGTTGTTCCTGCAATCTTTAGTTCTTTGCCTGATGCTAAGTTTAAGTGCTCTGATGAGGTCCATGAATCTGTTGCATCTACCCAGTTAAAGGTCTTGTCTGTAGCACCCTTAAGAGTAATACCACCACCGTCAGCGCCTGCATCTGTTGGAGATGCTACTGAACCAAGTGTAAGGTTTTTGTCGTCAACTGTGATTTCTGTTGAGTTAATTGTGGTTGTTGTACCATTAACTGTTAGGTCCCCTGAAAGAACCAAAGATGTACCAGTTGCAGCACCAATGTTTGGTGTTACGAGAGTTGGTGTGTTAGCAAAAACAAGTGCTCCAGTACCAGTCTCATCTGAAATAATTCCAGCGAGTTCTGATGATGAAGTTGCTGCAAATACGTTTAACTTATCAGCCTTTGTTGTTATAACATTTGCCCCTACCTTAACGGCGGAACCAGCACCTGCTGTAAATACGATATTGTTAGTACCAGTAAATGTAAAGTCTCCTGAACCACCTAGGTTTACTGCATCGCTAAATGTTTTATTAGAAAGTGTCTGTGTATTTGTTGTTCCAACTACCGCACCAGTAGCACCGTGTGCTTCTGTAAGGTTAGCATGTGTTGTAATGTCTGAAGTAAGAGCAACAGTACCTGTAGCATCTGGCAAAGTAATAGTGCGGTCTGCTGTAGGGTTTGTTACTGTAACAGTTGTCTCACTAGCATCTGCTGATGAACCTTCAAACACAATACTTGAGTCATTAAGAGTAAGACCAGTTACTACTGGACTTGTAAGCGTCTTGTTTGTAAGTGTCTGTGTATTTGTTGTTCCAACTACCGCACCAGTAGCACCGTGTGCTTCTGTTGCACTTGTGTGAGTTGTAAGATCTGAAGCAGCAGCCTTGTTCCCAAGTTGTGTTTGGATTGATGAAGTTACTCCGTCAAGGTATCCAATTTCAGTATCAGTTACATTTGTTACACGTGCTTGGATTACTGTTTGATCTACAGAGATAGCACCAGTTGTATCGTTATATGTGATTCCTGTACCGACTGCATTACCAATAGCGTCTTGTGCTCTTTCATCTGTGAAATATTTGTTTGTTGAACCTTCTGAAAGTCCATCAGTGCTTGAAGGAATGTCTGAAGTAAATGCTACTGTTCCAGAAGCATCTTTAAAAGTGATTGTACGGTCTGCTGTTGGGTCTGTTACTGTAAGTGTTGTTTCGAAATCATTTGCAGTTGCACCTTCAAATACGATTTCTGATGCGAATGAACCAACTGCTGCTGGGTCAGACCACTGAACACCGTATGTAGCACCTGATGCTGCTGTAAGTACTTGACCGTTTGTACCAATGCCTAAACGAGCAACTGCATCGTCTGCACTACCAACAATCAAATCACCTTTAGCGTCAACGACACCTGCTGTGATAATATTTTTTCCTGCAACGGTCGCTGTTGATCCCTCAACAACCAGTCCCGCTTTTACTCTAAAATCTTTTGTTACTGTTGCCATTTTTATATCTCCTTAGTTAGGCCTTTAACCCAATACGCAAATAGCGTAGGGTTATTGGTGTTTGCCCACCCACTGGAACTACAGTTAGTGAAACTGTATCTCCTGCTCTAGACACGGAGATGGTGCCAATATTCCCATCATTGTCTACTGTTCCATATTCACTGACGTTTACATTTGTATTGTCAGGAACTATGGTTAGTTCTGTCGCGTAGTACTTGTTAGCACCACCCGAAGTCTTTTTAATTGAGATCAAGTATTTTACTGATCTCCATTCTGTTGCCAAAAAGTTATCAAAAATTGTTGAGTTTTCAATGCCGTTAATTGTAACTTCATTGTTGCCATCTGAACCAAGATCTGTTGATCTTGCAGAGGTACTGTCAATCAAATCTTCATAGTTTGTTTGACTTGGACGGTCTCCAGTCTGAAACAGAGACTTGATGCTTGCGATTGATAATTTGGCCATGCTTGAATTATATCATATATTTTAAAGTATATAGTTAGAGAAACCAATAACCTGTAGCGGAATTGCGGGGATATTAGCAATAGACGTTGGTATCTTTATTGCTGTAAATCTTATTCTAAATGGTAGTACTGAGTTTATGTTTACCCCTCGATTTTGCTGGGTAATCTCTACACTTGGAAAGGAAACTCTTTGAATGTCTGTTGTAAAAACTGGGGTATTACTTTTTATAACAACTGAAGCCATTAGTTTGTAACATCCTCAAGGAGAGTAATCTTCCCTTGAGCAACTGTCCAAACAAGTGTATTCTGAGGAAGACGAATTTCAATATCAAAAATATCATTAGTCCGCAATTGTGCAGTTTGGGCGGCAGTTAGATTAACCTTAAACTCACCATCAAGATCTTCTAAGTCTTGCTCTGGAAAAATTGTAAAAATTAATGTTGCAGCATCTGTAATTATCTGGGGATTAATTGGATTAGTAGGTCTTTTAAATTCTACCTCAACATCCCAGTCAGCAATGGTTAGAGGATCTTTTGAATCATCTGTTAAATAAACCTTAAATGATGCTGTATCTCCTTTTACGATTGTCCAATTAACAAATGGTGGTGCTTCACCAATGTCGTAAGTAGATGCGCCTTGTCCTCTATAAGTTGCCATAGTATTTACCATTATACCACTTCCTATGCGTGGTTTATAACAATTTAATAAAAAATATCAAAACATTGACTTTTGGGGCAAAAACCTGTTATACTTGGAAGTAACACCAGACAACTGGTGCTTTTGTTTCTAGGAGGTTTATATTATGAGAAGAGACAAGATGGCTTGGATTGGAATCCTATCTTTGGTGGGACTACTTGCACCTGTAAGTAATTCTGCTAATGCGCTAACAACTACAACTGATAACAATTTATTGAGTAATAAAACTCTGACTGCCCCTGCCGACCACAAGTCGGCTTTTTTGGTTTCTAAGCCAACTAAAAAGGCAATATTGGCAAAGTATGCAAATGCTTCCAGTTTGAGTGATTATGATTTAATTAAAATGCTAAAGGCTGTAGGCTTTACTGGAAAAGGTTTAAGAACTGCTTGGGCTGTTGCTAAGGCAGAATCAAACGGACGACCTTTTGCTTTCAATGGAAATGCTAAGACTGGTGACAGTTCTTACGGGGTATTCCAAATAAATATGATCGGGGATCTAGGACCTGACCGTAGAGATAAGTTTAACTTAGATACTAATGCTGAATTATTTAGTCCCGTCAAAAATGCAGAAATTGTATTTCACATGACTGAGGGTGGAACAAATTGGAAGTCTTGGAAACATGCCAAGCCTGTTCAATATCAGCGATGGCTAAAGAAGTTCCCTAGCCAATACAATTAAAAGATAAAAAAATAACCCCTACTTTAATTAGTAGGGGTATTTTTTTTATATTAAACGTTATACAATACGTAAACTACGCCTTGTGTACCAGAGCCACTATAAGTCATAGCCCATCCATGGCCGCCACCACCTGCACCATAACCAGATCCAGTTGATCCGCCATTACCACCTGTTCCAATTCCAGATCCTGCACCAGCACCTGTTCCAGCGCCGCCGCCGCCGCCTGTGGTACCACTTTTAACAAAAGTATATGTTGGAGCGCTACTTGCAGTACCAGCAGAACCACCTGCACTATATGCACCGCCAGTGCTGTTTGATCCTGCTCCGCCTGCTCCACCACCTGGTGTTCCAGCACCGCCGCCACCGCCGCCAGAAGTGTTCCAGGTGCCTCCACCTGCTCCACCACCATTGGCTATAATATTTCCTATAGAAGATGCCCCGCCTGAATTTCCTTGAATTTGTTGAGCAGTATCGGTGTTAAAAGTTCCACCATTACCACCAGCACCAATTACAATATTTGTATTTCCAGTTAAATAAATTGTTCCTGAAGCAACTCCTCCTGAACCACCTCCACCTGGTCCTTTTGCATTAGCCCAAGAAGGACCTCCACCACCACCAGCACCTACAACTACAACGTATGCTCTACCTGTTCGTGTGTAAGGTGATTGTGAGGTTGTGATTGTTTCAAGTGTTCCACTTGCTGCATATGTTAAAGCATTTCCAGTTAACTGAATATTAATAACAATGGCTGAACCAGTGTTTGTCCAATAAGTAACTCTTGTTGCTTCAGTTGCAAGATTTACAGAAACAGTTCCTGAAACAGTTGTTGCTGTTGTTATTAATGTTGAACCAGACCAAAATGTTACTTCAACATTTGTTGAACTTACGCATGTTATGGTGTATGTTCCTATCGTCAGTGTTACATTTGCACCATACATAGTGTTAGCACTAGCCGCCACAACTGTTTGAGCAATTGTGCTTGGTGAAGATGAGCCTGATGCGGCTTCTGGAAAAACATTTAAAGCCATTAGTTACTCCTTATGTGTATAGTCATATTATACACTATTTTTAAATAAAAATACCCCAAACCATAAAGGCTGGGGTACTTTTAATTAAAGCAATTATGCGATTTCTACACCTGAGATGTGGAAGTTTACAGTTGTTGCTGATGCAGATCCTGCAATAACCTTAGTTGTTGCAAGAACTTGTTTTAGATCAAAAAATGCTGTTGTATTTGCAGCGATTGCTGCACCTGATACTAGATCTACTGCATCAAGTTTAATTGTAAATGTTCCTGCAGTTGCTGCTGTATTTGTAACCGCAATATTTGTGATTACAGCAGTAGTTGATGCTGGAACTGTATAAAGTGTTGTTGATGATGTTGCTGCTGCTGTTCTAGCAAGAGCCTTAGTTGTTGTTGCCATTTGTATTACCTCTTCTTTAGCCGTGTCCCCGCTTTTATCGTAGGATCACGTATTTTCTAATTATACACTATTTTTAATAATAAATATAAACTTTTCCTGCGCCGCCTGCGCCGCCAGCAGATTGTGAACCACCAGCAACGTTATTTGCATTGTTTTGAGTTGCATAACCTCCGCCACCTCCGCCGCCGCCTGCGCCACCTGGAGATCCAGGATTTCCTCCTGCTCCTCCTGTACCACCTAAACCATTGCTAGTTCCTCCTGCACCTGCTGAGTAAGATCCTGCATATGAATTACTTGGTCCACCACCACCACCACCTGCTGAAAGAATAAAGTTGTTTGCTCCTCCCGCACTTTCTCCTGTATTAGATGTTCCAGATACGTTTGCGCCACCGCCTCCGTTTCCTCCAGCAGAGCCTATAGTATATGAAAGATTATTGCTTGCTCCACGTCCAACTACCCATCCAGCAACAGAACTTGTTCCCCCTGCTCCAAGATTAGCACTTCCTCCTGCACCAATAACTACTGGAATAGTTGATGTATTTGTAATAAATTGTGAAAAAACTCCAATTGCTCCTGCGCCGCCTTGGCCACCAATTCCTACATTTATACTAGCACTTGTTCCTGCGCCACCTGCTGCACCACCACCAAAAACAAGGGCATAGCCCATTACACCTGCTCCATTGTTTGTTGTTACGTTGCCTGTTGAATTAACAGTATGCTGCAGTTGTACTGGTGGTGTTGTGCTTCCTGGCTGTGGAAATATTGCTTGTGCCATTTTATGCTTCTAGACTAACTAGATCCCAAGATGTTGTTGCTTCGTTCCAGTTATAGGATTGACCTTCTTCTGGTGTTGGCATAGGTGTTGGTGCTTCCCAAACCTTTAATTCATAATTATATACCCATGAAGCATATGGTGCTGGCATGATGTAAGCATCTGCTGTAGCATCCCAATACCAGTTAATTCCTAGTGGGGCTTCATCTGTATATTCAATACAGGTCTTTCCTGTAACTTCTTGTGCGACTTCTAGTGAGTCTGCAACGATTGTGTTAATAACTGTCTCGTTATCAATTACCGCATAATTTGCCATTATTTACTCCTTGTTTAGTAATGATAGGTTTAACTATCTTGTCTATATTATACCGCATTTTATTTTATGAAGTATAAACTACGTAAACTACTCCTTGAGTTCCTGCTGCTCCTGGTTGTAGAGTATTGTTCCATGATGATCCACCGCCACCGCCAGCACCATAACCGCTGCCTGCAACAGCAGGACCACTTCCCGAGCCAGCGCCATCTCCACCTTTACCACCAGTTCCTATACCTCCAGAACCTCCTCCATTGCCACCTGCGCCATTTTGATAACCTCCACCGCCACCGCCTCCAGTTGTTCCTGTTTTTACCCATGAAGCCGCAGAACCAGAAGCACCTCCGTTACCACCATTTGCGCCAGCATTACCGCCACCCGATGGGGCTGTTGGACTTCCAGGACTTCCGCCATTATTTCCTTGTCCAGCACCACCACCAGCACCGCCTGCTGCAGAAACTGAGTTTCCAAAATTTGTTGTACCACCAGAATTGCCGTTTGCTCCTCCTGTATTTCCACCATTTCCTTGTGAACCAATTGTAATATTGACGGGTGCTGTCATAAAAAATTCTGAATTTGTTACACCACCACTTGTTCCTCCTGCAGCACCAAAACTTCCATAACCGTTTCCCCATCCTGCACCGCCACCAGCGCCACCACCAACTGCACAAACATATACATATTTACCAGACCTATCATATGCCTGTGAAGTTGTTAAAGTATCAAGAATTCCTGTTGCTGTCATTGAAACAGGGCTTCCTGTTGCTTGAATTGTTGCAGATCCAGTATTAGCACTGTGTCTATAAACAATTGTATCTACGTTAAAAGCAATGTTAGAAGTAACAGCGGTAGTAACAGAGTTGGTGTATGTATAAGAAGTAGATCTATCTGTAGCAATAAAGGTAATTGTCATTGTTCCTGCTGGTACTGTAATTGTATAAACTGCAGGTGCCATACTTACGGTAGCCTTGTATATTGTAGCAGCAGAAGTTGCTGTAATTGTATTAACAAGTGTACTTAAACTTGTTGTTGATGTTGATGGTACTGGAAAGACTGCTTGAGCCATTAGTTACTCCTAAGATAGAATAACTATATTATAACATTATTTATACTCTTTATTAGTCCTAAACATGCCTTTATAACGGTCAAAAAGTTTGGTTTGCAGTTCAACAGTTATATTAGCCTGATTAATAATATCGGAATCTTTACCAATTTCCATTTGCCAAGATTCTCTTTTAAATGGAATAACTTGCGCTATGGGGGTTCCTTTTGGAATAAGCCCTTCAAAATTAGGATCATTTATAACCATGGGAAAATTAATTGGAGCAGTATATTTATCTGTATCTACAATTCCAGGCATAATTGTAAAAATTGACTCTCTATGCATTGGTTGTGTGATTTGAACCGAGTACCCTTTTGGTGTTTTAATAGACCAATAATTAATCCATTTTGGATAAGCATGTTCATTTTTTGCTGGGTGCAGCGCTGCTTGCTCAATTGGGTGAAAAGAAATAAGTCCAAAACTTGACCACTCAAAGTGTTGCATTATTTTTGTAGCCTCACCCTCAACAGGCTCTCCAGTTTTTGCATCAACTGCAGTTGCTTCTTTAAGAGATACCCAAACATCGGCGGGAGATAGAATTAAATAACCTGCTGTTATTGCATCAAATATAGGCATACACCGTTTAATAGTAGCCTTGGTTCCACCATTACCGCCTGGTTTCTTTTCTCCACCGATATAAGACTCTGTTTGTTTATACCATTCTGGAACCATTGTATATGCTGGTATTGGTTTTAGTAGATCTTTGTACCCCGAAGTATTTGTAAAAATTATATTTTTCATAGTTATAGTATAGCAAAGAAAGTACTATTACGCAATTATAATTTTGGCTATTTGCTAAAATCCTCTTAAAACGTAAACTACACCTTGTGTACCTGATCCACCGCCAGCGTCATAACTATCACCATTTTGACTCCAATAATAAGCACCGCCGCCGCCGCCTCCAGCACCGTAGCCAGTTCCTGAACTTCCTGCATTAGATCCAAATCCAGAAGCGTTGCCACCAGCACCACCAGTTCCTATTCCAGAACCAGAGCCTCCGCCACCGCCAGCAGGGTTATTTCTACTATAATCAACTCTTGCACCACCTGCACCACCGCCGCCATTAGTTCCTACTTTAACTGAGTTTGCTAAATTACTTATTGTTCCAGCACCAACTCCAGCAGCACCGTTAGCACCACCTGCGGCGGTTGCATAATTTCCAAAATTAGTTGTACCACCTGCTGCACCAACAGTTACAGTTGTTGCAGTATTTGCATATCCAAAATATGAAGATGATGCTCCGCCTTGGCCACCGCCACCACCTGTATTATATCCAGCCTGGTTTCCATTGCCACCACCACCAATTGCAACAACATAAAGTTTTCCTGTTTGATTATAAGTACCAGAGGTTGTGATTGTATCTAAGGTTCCACTTAAAGACGTTCCAGATAATGCACTAGCCGTTTTTGTGATTGTTGTAACTGAAGCATCTGCAGTGTTTGATATATAAACTCCTGTTGCAGCAGATGCAAGATTTACAGACACTGTTCCAGATACTGTTACAGTTGTAAGTATTATAGAAGACTGATTATAAAAATTAACAGTTGAAACACTTGCTGAAGGGCAAGTAATTGTATAAACTCCAGCCTCAAAAGATTGAGTAGAAGTATATTTTATGTGTGCTGATGGATTCGTGAATGCATAGGCAGACGATCCTGACGAAGATGCTGCTGCTGCTTCTGGAAATATTGAAATAGGCACTATTTACTCCTTGTTTGGTAAGTTAGGAACCTAAACTATAAACACATTATAACATATATTAAGATACAGATATATACATGCCCTTAAGCATGATTGTACTTTCATTATCTGCCCTGGCTTGAATAATCCCGCCTTCAGATTTGATCTTTGATAAGTCAACATATAGGGTTTGGTTAACTGACATTTCGTATGGGTACTTATATTTCAACATTCCTATATATCCAGTTGGAGACTCTACTTTTGGAATATATGTTCTAATCCATGCTTCTGTACTATTTGTGTCGGTAGTTAATGCTATATCATATCTAATATCTACTCTAGCCCCAACTTTTAATTGTTTAAAATTAATTCTTTGAGTAACTGAATTCCAAAGAGATACTGAGCCTTCTGGAAGAAACCTTAAAATATTATTGTCTATATCATCATCCATTAAAATATTTACCCATCCATCATCGCCTCTATCGGGTCCTAGAAATAATGGTTTTTTATTTTTGTTTTCATAATATGCCCATCCTGGATATTGACCTGATGGACTTTCATAACCTTGTCCCCCGCCACGACCAGCATCACCTTTGGGTCCTTGTGGTCCTTGTGGGCCATCCTTACCATCTTTGCCTGGAATGCCTCTTTCGCCTCTTGGACCTTCTGGGCCTGGTGGTCCTGCTGGACCTACATCTCCTCGTTCTCCTTGAATTCCTGGAACGGCAATGTATTCAGTGTTATTAGATTCTTCGATTTTGGTTGATTTTATTGCTTCAGCATATCTTGCTTTTGGAGCATCCATATTTTTAGATATGGCCATTTGTTATTTCTTTACTTTAAAAATAGTACCATTTACTTTGATTAGTGGTGGAAGTTTTGCATTAGCATCTTTAACTTTAATTATCATTTAAGATACCCCACCCAAAGTGTTTCTTGTATTTGTTGGAGACACATCTCCGAGTACGCATATTGTTCCTATTACTGGTGTCCAGGTCATTGTTGATGTTCCGTCTGGAACTATCACTTGAAGATCAAATGATAACTCAGCAACTACAGACTTGTATTTAACTCCCCAGTTTTCTGTAACTGAAGCGGGAGCAATAACGGTAACAACTGAACCATCTACTTCAACATCTAGTTCATCTAAAATATCTGTAGTTGGATCATAGGCTGTGGCTGCGAAAGCCCATCCAACAGTGTCAAATTCTGTAACTTCGTCATTTTCAAGAAATGAAACTGTAAACGAAGCATAGTCACCACGAACAACAGTCCATTGTATATTTGCTGGGGTAGCCCCGAATCGTTCTATTGTAGGTGAGCACATATCATTGATTATACCATAAAATAAGGCTAGACACCCAAGTGCAGTGGGGTGGGGGTAGCAACCTGGGTGCTAGCATTAAGATTATATCTCATTATTTAAGATCCAGGTTATTAATGATTTAAATAACAAAAAGTTATAATATTAAATTGTTATAAGATTGTTATATTAGATAATTACCAAATGTCCGTTTTATCCCAATAGGCCAGGATATTGATGGTGTATACTTAAAATATATAAAGAAAAGAATATACTGTAAATAAGGTTTTTAGATATAAAGTATATTATATATAAGGAAAAGTCTATTTAGGACGAGACACATATTCGACAAATAAATCATATAGATGATCTAGTTTATCACTAGTTGCTTTACGAAGTTGCTTGGCTTCTTCTTGTTCTGATTTAATTGACCTAATCTCATCACGCATACTAGTTCCGCCGTTAGTTTTAGTTTCGGCGCGGATATCACATACCGCTTCGTGAATTGGTTTAACCTGGACTTTAATATACCAACGGATTGCTCCAACTATAATTGCTCCAATTGAAAGCAAAGCAAGAATAAATTGTGCCCAATCGGTTGTTGTCATAATAGTTCTATTATACATTATATTTTTCTTTAAATTTCGGCGGGATACAACAAAGCCGAAAATAGAGGGTATACAAACCTCCCCTAGACAATCTATGGGACACACTCCCAATAGTGTCTAAGAATGGCTTATATCCCCGATATAGGCTATAATGGTTTGTATGGATGATAATGTAAAACCTTGGGATCTTATAAATGGTTCTCCCCGATCCCCAGAAGAATTAGAGCAAGCCAGATTAGCAATATGTTCTGGCTGTGAGAACTATCGTGCTAAAACAAATCAATGTAAGTTATGTGGCTGTTTTATGAAATTAAAGACTAAGTTAGAACATGCTACTTGTCCTATTGGGAAATGGTGAGATATGAGTAAGAAACCTATAACTGTATATTGGGCACCATATGTAGATTATCATCCTCAAGCAGATTGGTCATTTTTATACCCCAAACCAATTAGCCTATTTAACGACTATCTAAAAAATAAACGCAAAGAAAGTAAAAATCATTTTTTTATGTGTCCAGCAAGTGCTTTAAAAATGAAAAAAACCCTAGTATTTAGTTCTCCAACAACGTTTGGATATGACTTTGATTTTTCTAATGGAAAAGAAGAGTTAAATGGCAAATATGAAAACAATCTTTTAATGTATACAGAAAGAGACCCCATGCTCACTATTGGTCCAAATTTTAAGATTGGATTAGGATATTCTTTTTTTGCCAGTGAGAGCCTAGAGGCTTCATTTACTTCCCCGTTTTTTCATAAAGCAAAATATATGGAGAGTTGTGCAACTATCCCTGGAAATTTTAATATTGGTGAATGGTATAGACCTTATAGTTTTGAAATACAAACTTGGTCAGACAAAGGAACGATTGACTTTATTGAAGGTGAGCCTTTGTTCTATGTTGAGTTTAAAACAGATAGACCTATAGTTTTGAAAAGATACAAACAAACCGAAATTTTAACAAACTATTCTCATGCCTGTATGTCAACTAAGTCGATATTTGGTTTAGGTGAAAGTCTTAAATCTAAATATCAGAGATTTAGGTCTGTTGGTTTACGTGAGAAGATACTGCATGAAATAACTCAAAACCTTTATGAAGAAGAGCCTTTTAAACTATAACAAACCGTTATAATATAAAACCTTCATATCCGATCTATGTGGCTATAGGGAGAATCAGGATAAGTGGTTTGGTATTTGTATCCCCTGGAAAATCTGAAAAATTTTATAAATGAGGTTTGGCAAAATCTGAATATTTTTCTGAGATGTACGATACACATATTTAAAAATAAAATGACAAAAAAATAGTGAGCACGTATTGCAACGCACCCACTAGATCTTTTTGGATTTACTTTGTGCCTTGCACATAACCATTTATACCAAGCAAGTCGCATGTAATTTTTACACGTTGATTTTCGTGTAATGTAGATTTGAATAATTCTACAAAATCTAATGCTTCTTGCTTAGATGTAACTTTTACCTTGCGGGTGTTACCCTGCATAGTTGTTAGTGTAATGTCTATCATTTATTTTTCTCACTTTCTAATTCTTGGATTGCTTTTGATTTGCGTAGCGCATCCATCGCTATCGCAAGAGAGGAGAGGCGTTGTGCCTCAACCATTTGCTTATATTCATCTAATGTCATTTAGACACCATCCAATCTGACCACATATCTAAGCGGTCTCCGTCAAATTCTAACCAAAATCTTTCGATATTGTTTTCACACACTTCGCAGAAAGTGTATTCGGTATCTGCTACCTCGGAGATAGCACGGACATGAGGTGTATGCTCTTTGCATACTATTGTATTTAGTGTAGTCATTTTAGACCACCTTTCTTTAGCGGATTTCTTTACCGCTTGTTTTTCTTATAATGTAATTATAGCAGGGGGGTCTGACATCTACTGACGGGTAATGTGTACAAATCGGACATTTAGAAATGTGATGTACATCATGTGGATAACTCACGCTCAATTCTGGATGTGATGTGCGTCATGTGGATAACTTTTCGCCCCGGCGCACTCGGGCGTGTCTGATCTTATGTGGTATAAATCACACACGACACGCCGTGTTTAGACTTGACTTTTTGATATTTTTATGTTATACTTCTCGTATAGAAAAAATAAAATAGTGTAATAAATCAGGTCAATGAGCCTAGCAAATAAACCTCCACTAGAGGGTGAGCCTAGCAAATAAGTGATATATCTCACACAGCGTGAGCGTCCATATAGTGATACTACCCCTCAGTATACTAGACAGTACGAGATTTATCTGCTAAACTTACATAGTAAGAAAAAAATCCTAGTGAGCCTTATCAAATAAGATAAGCAAATAATCTAGGCAAGGAAAAGTTAGCATAAGGCTAACGAATAAACGAAAGGAGTCACTAATGACTCACTATAACGAAATCCGCAAGGACATAGCCATGGAGTTTGGCTTAGAGGCTGCAGGATATGCACCTCGTACATATGCGTTGACTATCCGTCAATGCCAAATCCTAAATAATAAATACGGCTATGAAAAAGCCTCAATGATAGTAAAACGCTATCGCTCAA